CGTAAGATACTTTTAGATAATCCTAAGTATGTTCCTCAGGATGCTGCTGCTCAGATATCACTTAAAGATGAGGCCTTCAATAAGTACCAACTTCCACGTGAGGAAGCTGAGAGGCTTGAGTATAAACTTCGACCATTTTATATACTTAGCCTTTTTCAGTTGCTTATGGCTTTTATGGTTAATAAGTTTAGGCAGACTGTTGAACGTGGTCGTGTGATTAAAATAGGTATTAATTTTTGGTTTGGTGGTGCTACTGCGTTTGCTATGAGTATTGGCGCTGATGATCCTGAAATAATATTTGAAGATGGTGATTTTAAGCATTTAGATGCAACGATACATATGATTTTGTTGATGCTTTATGTCACTCAGGCTGCGGTTTATTTTGCTTGGAATGGTATGACCGAGCAGAATGTACTGTTGCTTCGTGCTTTTCTTCGAATTTGCTCAGAACGATTATCAATAAAGGTAACTCACATATTCTCTACGATATGGAGGGTTATATATGGTGGTATGCCCTCCGGAGCTTTTGAGACGTCACATGGTGATTCTTGGATTGTTGCATTTTTGTACTTTCTATATATCCGTCAAGTGATGGAGCGTCATCCTGATCGTGTTGCTCAGATTCGTGAGCTATTTCGATTGTTTAGGTGTGGGATTGTTGTGTATGGAGATGATCATGTTTTATATACTCATCGTGACTTGAATGACATTATAAATGAAGCCGGTTTTGCACGTTTTGTAGCTGAATTTTGGGGAATGTCGATCAGAGACATGCATAGGGCTGACTTCATTACACATCCTAGTCCATATTCTGGACAAATAGAGGTGTATGGGATAGTGTTTCTCAAGCGGTATTTTGTTTTGAGAGATGCAGTTTTTACTAAGAATGAGATTCTCACACACGATATCTCTCCAATTTTACCATATAGGCCATTGGGAGCTTTAGTAATGAAATTGGCTTATGGTAAAGCTGAAGAGAAATTAATTGTAGAGTACATTGTGTCTTCTATAGGTATGGCATATGATACCCAGGGGACAAATAAAATGGCCTACAATTTCTGCAAACATGTATTTCAAGAGTTATCATTGCATGTTGATGGTAATATTAAACAGGTACTTGTTGATTTCATGCATAAGATAATGGAGGAGGGTAAGGATGCGTATATCACCCGACTCATGCGCACTGCTGCTATAACAGAGAACGATATTGTTAGAGGATTTCCAAGTTGGCTTGATCTAATCTCTAGACATCGTTATCGTTCTGATATTGCTGATCTTAGTAAGCAGAAGTTGGCGCCTGAGTATGAATCGTTTGCAGATTATTAAGAAAATC